AATATTATCAATCTAAGAGATGAATGGCCACTAGGAGGAGAAGACTTCTATAACTTCATTTACAGAAAGTATGGTCAAAACAATATTCAAAACATTCATCACTACGAAACAACTGAATTAAAAGATACTAATGATAAGTTAATAGTTCCTGAAGGTAAATGGGTTGATTCTAATTTTACAGTATATTTAAATGGAGTTGGAGTAAGTCCAGTAAAGAGTGTTTCTAACCTAGCATATGAATTTGAACAAAACAATAAAAAAACCGAGATTTATTTGTTAAAACCTCGGTTCTTAGGATTGTTTATTAATGATTTAAGAACAGCATATAAGTATACTGTTTCTTCTCAACGAAGAAATGCAAAAACAAAGAGAGGATCTTATTAAGCCTCAGCAAGTTTCTGGAACTTTGCCATAATATCGTTAAGGTCATCATCAGATGATGGTTCTGATATCGTAGGTGTTTCAACCTTAGGTGTCTCAACCTTTTTATGTAAACCTTCACTATAGTCTTCTAAGGAAAATTCACCTCTACTATCATCTTCATCAGCAACTTCAGGATCAGGACGACGTACTGCTCCTTCTAAACCTAAAACAGTCTTCATACGTTTTTCAAGAACTGCATATTCCTTGAACTTATCAGCAGCAATAATCTCTGCAAGTCCATATTCTTTCTTCCAGATTGCTTCCATAGCATCATCATCGTCTAAAAGTGGACTAACAGCAGCAAACTCAGAAGAATCATAGTTCCAGTAACCTGCAACTTTCTTGATCTTTAGTTTGAAGTTAGCACCTCTCCAGAAATCGAAAGGATCGATTGCTTCTTCATCTTCAAATTCAGGTTGCATAGCAGCGAGGATCTTATCATAGATCTTCTTACCAAACTTGAATAAGAATACACCACCCTCATTTTCAGGGTTAGTAGGATCTTTTACAACATAAATGTTTGCGTAGTAAGAGAGTTTACGTTTCTGACTACGGGCAATTTCTTTATTAGCATCAGTGCCACTATTCCAAAGTTCGGAATTGTATGCAGATACAGGATCTTTACCACCAATTGTAGTCCTAGAGTTTTCAATATACCATCCACCAGGACCTTTAAATGCGTGAGTATATAACTTTACGAATGGCATATCTTCGCCATCAGGTGCAGGTAAGAATCTGATAACAGCATAACCGTTACCTGCTTTATCTACTTCGGGTTTCCATAAGCGATCATCGCTAGAACCACCCTGAGATTTATTTTGTTTTTCTATTTCTTTTACTAGTTTGCTAGTAAGAGAACCAAGTTTAGATTGTTTTTTAAGATTTGAAAAAGACATTAGATTTGGCCTGTGTTTTTTTGTACGGATTTAGTTATTATACATGATAATTGGTCAGATGTCAAGTCCATTGGTTTTGATCACTCGCATGAGTGTCTCATCCATTGTGTCGAAAACTTCTGACATGTTTGTGCCTTCAGGAAATCCAAGCATCATTGCTGATTGTTGGATCTTTTCTTTAAGTGCAATTGCTTCAGGATCGTCTGTTAGACTTAGCCTTGCATACATAATTCTTTGTTTTTCAATAAGACTACGCAACTTGTCAATATGTTCTTCTTTGTCACTTTCACTAAATGTCCGATAAGTGAAGAGAGAATTGAATATCTCTTCTTGAATATCAGTAATTTCTTTCAAGGACTCTTGTACGATTTTAGAATCGAAAAACTCACTCATTGACTTGTTGCCTCCTTTAGCATTTTTTGGCACGAATGCACATTAATATTTAGGAAAGGAGTATACTTTTTAATTTTTAAACTTACGGTTTCCCATACAGGATCTTTCAATTTATTATCAAAATAAGGAACAAAATTAAGAATCTTGTTCATAATAACCAGAGTCTCCAGATTAATTTTACCAGATAAATATTTTTTTAGCAACTTCGGGTGACCTTTACACTCCATCACACTTTTAAAATCTTCAGTATCAAATAATATATCTAAATCTTCTTTATAATAATATGCAAGACTTTGATTTATCTTTAACCATGTATTATAATTAGTTTCACCTTGTTTGATAATTTCACCAATCCAAACTGATTGTGGATTAGATGGATAAACAAAGTTTGCTACAAAGTATTCTTTAATCTCACTATCAGTTTTCTGACGAGACATCTTCTCAAAAAAATACTTATCTTTCCTTCTATTAAAAGATGTCACAGATGCTGAAGTAGCACCATAATATCGGAAGTAATCGTAGGCAGGTTGAGTAAAATGCTGTTTGATCGCTAAGTATGTTTTGTAGCAATCAAAAGCAGTCATACGGGTAGTTTTGCTCGACTTGTTTTCTTTAGAAAATTCAATTGCGTGGCATCCCATCTTAATTTTTCTTTCAGTGGTTTAGATACTAATTTTGTCACAGAATCAACCTCAATCTCATTCTTTTCACAAAACAAAATAATTGCGTCAATATAATTGACATTCTCTTGTGTGGCAATATTTTCAATTTCAAGAGCAAAACTCTGTTTGCACATGAATTTTTCTTTTAGGACTTCATCTAGGGTTTCTTTAGGCATATTCTTTTAGTTTATGTGTGATGAATTCTTGGATGTATTGGATTAATTCTTTTATATACTTTGATTTGTCACGTTCGATATAAACTTCGCAATCTCCATCTTCACATGCCATGATAATAACAAACTTCTTTACAGTAATTCCAGTGAGTTCATACAACATACATGCATATGCACAACACTGTACGAAATAGTGGTCAATCCACTCTCGCGGCTTAGGTGATTTGGAAGTTTTGAAATCAATAATAGCAAGTTCACCATCATATTCTGCTATACAGTCAACAGTTCCAGCAATGCCAAGTTCTTTGCTGTACATTGATGACTCTAGTGCATGAATATTAGTAATACTATCCAGAAAAGGTTTTGCTATATTGAATAGCATTTTAGAGATAGGCAATACATCTGTAGGTGCTTGCTCATTCTTTAAATAATACTCTGTAAGAGTGTGCATATCAGTACCACGACTTGTAGCCGCTTTCGTGATACGGTCAGCTTCTGCATTACCAACCTTTTTTCTCCACTTTGCAAACTTTGCTCTATTCCTGTGACTAGTAACAGAGGTAATGGATACTAGATCTAGCATCTCACCACCATCTTCTACTTGATAATATCTAACTCCATCAACAGTCTTACGACTGAGTTTAGGAAGATTCAAATTGACATGATTAAACATTGAGTATTTAAATATTTAGGGCAAGTTTAGTAGCGATGTATTTTTTGACTAAACCAGACCTGACAATATCGTTTACTCCAAATTCAGTAATTCCAAACTCATCTTCCATATTACGGATGATTTTAATAAAGTCAAGAATACCGTTTCTTTCGTAAGTTTTAGTCAAGTCAGATTGTGATGCGTCACCACATAACATAATTTTGGTGTTTTCACCAACACGAGTGATTATACTATCAAGTTCGTGAAAATTCAAGTTTTGGCATTCATCAATAATCAAAATTGCATTATCAAATGTTGTACCACGGATAAAACTAGTAGACCAGAATGAAATAGTTGCCTGTGCTTTAAGATTACCATACAACATTTCAAAATCTGCGTCTGATGGCATCTCAAACATATACTTTACCATATTCTTATAAGGAATCTGATATAGTGATGACTTATCTTCATGGTCGCCTGGAAGGAAACCAATCTCTCTCGTAGATACTAATGATCTAACAATGTACACCTTATCATATGGTGTCATTTCGTCAAGAACATCTTTAAGTGCTAAGTACAAACTAATAAAAGTTTTTCCTGTACCAGCAGCACCATATGCAAACATATTCTTTCCTTTTGCATAGTGATCAAATAATACCTTTTGATTATCTGTGATAGGTTCGATGTCAACTAACATACCATTGTTAATTGGTCTCTTCCTACGCATTTGTTTAGCAGTCATTCCAGCACCAACTGAATCACGGTGCTGACTATTAGTATTCCTTCTTTTTTTAGTTGACATATTTAAGTAATACCTCTGTTAGCTAAACGACCCTGTATTCCACCAGCCTTTTCAGATTTCTTTAGAATCTCACCCCAGCCTGGATGTTTGTTGGTGAGTTTGTCTTTCCACTCTCCAACTTCTCCTACGCCTGGAACTGTTGATGGATCTGAATAATCTCTATCCCATTCGGGATTATCAGTTTTCCATTGATCCCAATCATGAATACTCATTACAACCTCTTTCTGTTCACCAGTTGTTTTGTTGACTACAGGGTATGTCGCCATTAAGTTTCCTCTCCGTGAAGTTCTTTTTTGATTTGTTTTTGAATTTCAACGACACCATTTCTCCATTCTAATGCTTCAGAAACTATTGGAAATTGTTCTATGAATACCGTTTTACAGGCATGTGCAATATCCATATGTTCCTTTTGAGTTCCATGAGCGGATCTCAAATCAATATAATGAATCCATGATCTACAAGAACCTGTCATATAGATTCTTGTTGGTGTACAAAGTGGTAAAACCATCCTAGCACATTCTTTTGCAACTCCTTCCTCTAACATCTGTTGATACAGAGCGGTTGCAGAGTCAAACAAAGTTTTCATTTGTAATTCTAACTTTTGTTTGACAAACTCGTCAAGATCGTCTGTAGAGTTTTGACGATTCTTTAAATCTTGTTTCCTAAGACTAGGAATAGGAATAACTCCCAATTGTGTGCTATCAGCATATCTCTGAGAGAATTCTTGAAATGTAAATGACCTGTGACGGAGTATCTGTGCTGCAATGGCACGAGTTGTCTCTATCTCTAGAGTCATACTAGATTGTTCAAATACTGACCAATGATTATGTTTGATACAATACTTGAGAAGTCCAGCGAACTTTTCATTGTCTTGATTGGCAGGGTTAGAAACTCTGGCAATGTGTGCCATAGTCTTTTCTGCATCAGGTGTAACACTTACTAACTTTACGTCCATTACATTTCTTCTTGATCTGCATAGGTAACTTTCTTACCATCAGGTTCAACATAAGAAGTGGGATCAGAATAAACTTCTGCTTCCAATTCTTCAACAACCATTTTCAATTGCTTAATCATAAGTTTTAAGTGGTTCTTGTCCATATCAAATAAAATAATTAAAATTAATTACTGACCTTCTGGGAGTATCAGTAGTTGTGACTCCTCTATGCTTTTCGTTTGAATCGAAAATTATAATTCGATTCTCGACACTTTCAACTTTCATACCATTGCTTTCAAACTCAGTATATCCGTTGTTAGTATTTACATAATATATGGCCGTGATGCAATTGTCAACATCACTATGATAAGCACTTTCTATATGAGTCTGTGTCATCATATTTAGATTGGCTTTGCATCTGACAATAGATACAGGATCAAGTTTGTTCCATATTGGACTCAAATCATTGAAGAACGGACTCTGTGGTGCATAGTTAGTGTAAAAAACATGCACAAACTGGAAGTTGCCATCCCCTGGCAGTACAACACCATTACAACAATTCCAACTCATCTTATAACCTAAGATAAGATCTTGAATGGCTTTGAACTGATCAGGCGCAAGAAAATTATCAATTAATTCATAATTCATCTTGCACTTGGTCTGCCTCTTTCAATAGTTGTGAAACAAATTTCTCTGTGCCATCCATCATTTTAACTTGGAAGAGATTGGATTTCATATATTTCTTTGTCTTCTTATACTTCTTGATGAGTTTCTTATACTCATCTAAGTTCATGTTAACTTTTCCCTCTTCAGCCATTTAATATGTCCCCCTCAAAGTTCATCATGGCAAGTAAAGTATCATAAGGAATCCATGCAGGGTCTTCATTACCAAATCGCACTTCAACTTCCTTGATATTTTTTTGGTAAAATCTGCTGTAAACAGTTCTTACATTTTTCACAACACTCATAGGATTAATCATTTACGTTTTCTTTGGGATGGTTTGCCTGTTGATGATTTTTTCTCTGGTTCTGAATTCCAAAGCTTTGGGTTGACAATGCCTTCAGTTTGCTTCCAACCCTTTAATCCTGTTTTGTACTTATCATAGTAATAATCAAACATGTCTGTTTGTTTTAGACATGTTGTAATATCATAGAAAGTTTTTTCCTCTCCATTTTCCTTATCAACATATTCAACAAGATATGCCGTGTAAGGCAACTTCTTATCTTGTGCTAATTTTGGATCACACTTTTCGTGTAGTACTTTCATTAGGATCTATTCCCCCAAGTAATTTCTGGATATGCTTCTGCCACTAATTCCTTAGTGATATTGTATTTTTCTGTTAGTCTTTTATCTTTAACTAACACTAAGATCTCTGCCTCTGGTGGTGGTAGTGTCTCAAGAATATTAATGAAGAGACTTTCTCTTTTGATCTTATTCATTGCATCATCACCACCTTTTACAAAGCGGTAAAACTGTCTTGCAGTATTGCGAATAGTTGATCTCTGAGGAAGTCCTTTGTCCACACTTGCTTGAACATCACTTTCTACAGGTTGATATGGAACATTACCATCGGGTAACATAGAGACTACAGACTCATCAAAATTCCAAATCATAGTCATTTTAAATGAATCTTCTCCATGAGTACGAAGTAAATCCAATTTCTTTGCTTTTACTCTTTCAGAGTCTACCGCCTCTAAAAGTTCATGAACCATAGGATTAGCTGGCAGTTCTCTCTTTTTAACTGCTACTGTCCTTGGTTTAGATGCAGTGGTTTTTTTACGAGTGGTAGTTTTCTTCCTCGTGGACGCAGATCTAGTCTTCGTCGCTGTCGTCTTCTTCGCTGTTGTCATTAGGATTTTCAAACCTCAAGGCTACTATTTCATCGGGAATTAACATCCCATTTTCATCATACATCTCAGGGTGAGCTGAGAACGCACCATGATTTTGCATATTGACATAATTGTTTTGTTGGGCTAACCATCCAATTATACCACCTAATATCAAAAATGTAAAGCATAGTATACTGAATACTACAAGAAGTGCTGATGATTCCATTGGATTCCTCCCAAGGTTAATTTTTCTTTTTAATATCTAACGATAGTCTAAACTCTCTGCCAAATAAAGAAAGTTTGATATCGAAGAACTTTGGTGTTTGTTTAGGCGGTTTCTTTTTATCTCCTTTGAGTATAAGTTCTACGCCTTTATTTATGTCCATATCTGTAGGAAACATGTTAAAAAATTCTATGTTCTTTTAGATACTTTAGGGTTTCATTGGCGTTTCCTAAAGTCTTACCATCTAATACTACTTGGGGTAAGGAGATAGTATTTGGAAACTTAGACTCAAATTCTTCTGTTGTGTAATCTTTGTCTAATTCTTTATACTCATATTCCTTACCTAGCATTTCAAGTACAACTTTTACCTTGAAACACATGGGACATTCATCTTTGCCATAAATTGTAAACATAATTAGTACTCGATTACTTCTACTTTTTCCCACTCGTGCTCAAAAACACATATAGCACCGTGAGAGATTTCATTAAAACATATTGTAAGGTATGTAGACAACCTTCTACCATCTAAGCCTCTATGGGGTTCGTCACCTACAAAAAGAACCCGACCCTCTATGTGGCCGAGTCTTGCAATAGAACCCTTACGGATTGCTATAGTTTTCGCAGTATCTAAGAAAACTTTCTTCGATTCCTCTAGTATCGGTTTTACCTTGCGATACCCAGAGGTGGCAGAATTCGTAGAGGTTACGGACATTTTCGAGAGTGTTGTAATGTTTTAAAGAAAGAAATGCTTGTTGGCGTAATGCCATACGTTCATCACGATACCTTAAGTCATTCATCCGTCTCTTGTTCCTTTTCCATTCTATCAATAGCGGTAGTCATCTTGTCAAACAAGGTCTCAGTTCCTTGGATGTTATCCAAATGAGATATGATACCACCTAACTCTCTCACCACATAGGGTTTTTCTACTCTTGCTGCAAACGCAAGTGCGTCACGAAGATGGATTTCTGCCTTCTTGAGACTTTCTAATGTTTGTTCTGATAGTGCCATTAGTCTTTCTTAATAGAGTTCCAATCGTCTTGGAATAATTGTAATCCCTTGTCGGTTAGAATGTGGTTGTACATCTTGCCAAATATCGCAGGGGGCATGGTAACAACGTCTGCTCCCACTGAGAAACAATCTGCAACATCTTTCACATTTCTAAGAGATGCAGCAAGAACTTGCGTTCTTGACAGGTGTTCTCTATATAGTTTCGCAATGTCCTTAACTAGACCTAAACCATCGAATGAATTATCGTCAACTCTTCCTACAAATGGTGAAATATATGTAGCTCCTGCCTTTGATGCCAGTATTGCCTGTGCAACTGAGAAACATAGTGTTACGTTTACTGTAAATCCGTCACTTGACAGTAACTTACATGCTTTTAGACCTTCTACCGTCAATGGTACTTTTATAGTGACGTTCTGCATATCTTTGAACGCCTGTGCCTGATTTACCATTTCAAGAGCCTCATCTGCAACTACCTCTGCTGATATGGATTCAAAAAATGGGAACTCTCCAGATATTTTCTTAATTGTTTCTACAGGATCTCCACCACTTTTGAGTATGAGTGATGGGTTTGTTGTCACACCGTCTATAAGACCTGTTTGATTAAACTTGTAAATGTCTTCAAATACGGCAGTATCAAGAAAGATTTTCATTTTTTGATTTTTTGTTCGCTTTTTTAATAAGTTTGGCGTAGAGTACGTCTTCTCTACTATAGAGGGTTGGAAACTGTTTTGCAACTTTTATTAACCTTTTTGCTGTTTTTCTCTGGGATTCAACACACATTTTGTATTTTTTCGTATCATTTCTTTACTATTTAGCATAGGTGATAAGTAAAAATACGCACTGGACTCATTTAAAGATTGTCTTAACTTTCTAACCACTAAAAGTTGTTTTTCAAGTAAGGTCATCTAGTCTTTGTTTCTATCAGTTTTGCAGTTTCTATTTCATCACTTTCATCTGCATTTGTGTGATGAGTGACTTCCTTAAGTGTCTTGAGATACTCTATAACGTGTTCTCTGATCTCCATAAGTTCATTAAAACAGTTTTGGTTATGAGCACAACCACGAAGGTCAGGATCTGGTTTGTAAACTGATTCAGTAAAGAGATCTAGTGCTCTTTGATATCTTGAGGCGTCGGATTCTTCCTTACCTATTGAGTTTTGATCGTGCATCTTTAATAATCTGTGGTGTTGGACTTTCGGTACAGTATTTATCCGCACCTGTGACCAACTTAATTTGTTCGATGGCCAACCATTGTTTTTCAATTTCACTAGCGAGGTACATGATTTTTTTCTCTTTTAACTCGTTTTGTTCCAAAAGATAAGCAATAGTCTTGGCAAGAGTTTGCCTGTTACCCTTATCATCTTTTAGATAAATTGAGTAACTAGTTCTAAACTTACGGACTAAGTGAATCCTCAGTATAACATATAAAACTATGTTACTTAGTATAATATACGTCATTTTTTAGATTTTATAGATCCCCACGCTAGTTGGAGAAGTCCTTGAATAGTTGATAATAGAGGAAATGGTCTACTTGAACCTATTTCATCAAAAACGTCCATATTCAATTTGAAAGCATAGTTTGCTTCGTTGATAATCAATTCACCATCAGACCAAGTGATAGGAAGATTGTCTAGAGCTGTTCTATATCTGTTTTTGAAGTTGCCTGCATGGGGAATGTTTTCAAATTCATAGAAGGCAAGTCCTTCTCCATTTAAACCCATTGATTTATTTGCAATATTCTTCAATATTTGACCACCAGACAAGTCACCGAGATAACGTGTATAGTGATGTCCTACTAAGAACTTAGCATTGATCTTTTTGACTCTCTTGACGTAATTTCTACAGGCATCTGTAGGAGAAATAGTGTTTCTCCAGTTTTCTCCCCAATAAAACTCACAATCCTTTTCGAGAGCAGGCACACGTTTGAGTTCATCAAACGCTATAGGTGCGATAAAAGGATCATCTTTAAATTTCTCTACTTGTTCCTCAAGAGCGGTGTATATGAAGTAAAAGTCTGCAATAAGTTGTTTATAACTGTCTTTACTTACCACACCAGCGAGAAAATTGGTAACAAACCCAGTATTCTCTGCCATTGAGTGAGATTTAGAAGTGTCCTTTTTTATTTTTTTAGAAAATGTGGTTAAAGTCATAATTTCATTCTACATCATTTTTGTCTTTTTGTCTAGTAGGCGGATGAAGAGATTCATCTATTGCTGGATGAAAAGAATATTCATTGTTCCACTTGTACTTAGTATTATTCAATTCATGTTTTTTGGGTTTTATTCCCAATAATTTTTTAATTGTCTTTAGCATCGAGATAATCCACAAATAAAATACCTTCTAAATGGTCAATTTCGTGCTGAACCACTCTGGCAGCGATACCATCTAGTTTCCATTTCTTATATTTACCATCTTTATTCTGAAAAGTCACTTTTATTGACTTAGAACGTGAAACTTCCCCATTTTGGTCTGGTACACTCAAACACCCTTCATCTAATAATACCTTTTCTTCGCTTTTCCACGTTATTTTGGGATTTACCATCAAATGAGCATATT